GGGGTCGAGGATGTCGCTGTTATTTACGACAATCACCTCTTGAACGATGTTGCTTGCACTTAGTTGCGCGAAGTGTGCCATTAACTTGGGGTGAGGTAGCGGATGATGACAACGCCGGAGCCGCCGGCGCTTCTGCGACCGCCGCCGCCGCCTGTATTCACGGCCCCAGCAGTTTCACCGCTGCCGCCGCCACCGCTGCCGCCGGCCCCGTTAGGAATGCTGTCGCCATAGGTTCCACCGCCGCCGCCGCCAGCATAAAAGGTAGCAGTGCCAGTTATGGAGGATTGCAGCCCGTTGCCGCCCGCGCCGTTGAGGTACGGACTTGCGCTTGCGCCCGCCGCTCCTGCGCCGCCACCCCCACCGCCTGTGGAATAGCCGGAGTAACCACCGCCGTCGCCTCCGCGATTTCCTTGCCCACTTGTGCCTGCACCGCCAGGTAGGCCGCTCACGTTTGTTGTACCCCCTCCGCCTCCGCTGCCGCCTGTTCCTGCGTCTACACTTAATGCGCTTCCCCGCCCGCCGCCTATTGATGTAATGCCATTGAATACGGAGTTTGTTCCGTTAGTTTGGGTGCCCCCGCCGCCGCCTACAGTCACGGTGTAGTTGCCAGCTGTTAGTGACATTCCCGTGGCTGTGCGGTATCCGCCAGCACCGCCGCCGCCTTGCCCGAACGGGTAGTCAGGCCCACCACCACCGCCTGCTACAACCAAGTACTCCACTGAGAATCCAATAGGCGGATTAACAACAGCAAATGTGCCGCTGCCTGTGAAGCGATGGATGGTATAGCTGCCGCTTGTGGTGATGGTGCCGCCAGTGGCGGAAAAAGGCGGGACTTCGCTAAAGCCGCCGCCAAGCAGCATTTCCTGGTTGCTCATTACGTTAGGCCGGTGCCGGTGATAACAAATACATCAGCGCCAACGCAGAGAATTGTGGCCACACCATATCCTGCCAAGGCGCGATTACCCGTGGCAGTAGAACCACCTGCGCGAAGTGTGGTGCCACTGCCTTGCGTGATAGTTTGATTGCTGGCAGAATTGTTGAAGATGGTGATGTTATCGCCGATCGCAAAAATATCCTCAGGCAATGTGATGCCGCCCGTTGTGATGCTGATGTGTTTGCCCACGTCAGCTAGCACCAGCGTGTATGCCGCCGTTTGTGCATTTTGCGGGATCTGGCGGATACTGCCGGTGCCGTCTGTAATGGCAGCACTTGTTGTGATGGCGCCAGAAGTATTGATGGATGTGGTTCCAGCAATGGCGCCGCTGGTGATTGCAGCGCCGCTTACCTTGCCTGCAGTGCTGATGGTTGCGAGTTTGGTGTCCGCTATGGCAGCAGCAGCGCCAATGTCAGCATTAACAATGGAGCCGGTTAGCGCCAGCTTGCTATAAGCAATGGCAGCACTAGCGTTGATGTCTGCATTGAGGATGGCGCCAGCCAGGCTCAGTTTGCTGTAGGCGATGGCGGCGCTGGCGTTGATGTCCGCGTTGAGGATGGTATTAGCTAGGCTCAGTTTGCTGTATGCAATCGCTGCTGATGCGTTTATGTCGGCGTTGAGAAGGGCGCCAGTAAGGCTCAGATTGCTGTAGGCAATGCTGCCGGCCAGCATGGTATTGGTAACAGTGCCAGTGTCGCCCGTGGTAAGGACGGTGCCGGTTACATTGGGCAGCGTGATGGTGCGATCTGCTGTTGGATTAACAACTGCCACTGTGGTCTCAAATGCGTCAGCAGTAGAGCCTTCAAAAACAAAGCTGCCGGCGCTGCCAATCAGCAACTCGCCTGTAATTGTGCCGCCGGCAACGGCTAGTTTCTCTGTATCCAGCTCAACCAATGCTGTCTGCACGTTGTTGGCTGAAATGCCGCCTGCTGGCGTAAAGCTAATGTTGGATGCAATTTGAGCTGCAACCGTGCCAGACACGTCAATTTCTTGCCATGCCGCACCGTTGGACAGCAGCATGTCAGGCGGCGCTAATGCCACCGCAGGAGCCGGAGAAACGCCAGTGCCTGCAATAGATACCACCAAGTAGTAGCGGTTGTTGGAATCCGCAGCAGCGGGCAATGCACTGCCAACGGTTAAGCCGGCTGCAGTGCCTGCTGTTGTGACAGATGCAACAAGATTAGTAGTGGCGTTGTATGTGCCAGCAAAAACAATCTCACCGGCTGTAATGGTGATGGGTTGCCATGCGTTGCTATCCCAGAGGTACAAGTCACCGTTGATGCTGTCGAAGAAGTATTGGCCGGTAAAATCAGCAGCAGGGAATGTGACAATGCCTTCAGTTGATGCGGCGCCGCCAAATTTTGTAGTTGAAGAGTTAGCGAGCTTGTTGCCGGTGATTGTATTGGCGCCAATCACAGAAGCCGACAGCGTGCCGGATGTTAATTTTGTTGCTGGTATCTCGGGGATGTCTGCAGCTTCTAGCGATAAAGCTGCAGTAATGTGGCCTTGGGCGTCAAAGGATACTTTGGCGCTGGAGCCAGCGGTGACTGCATTGCTGTGGTTAAGCGTGCCATCTGTTAAAACAGATAGCCCTGCGCCAGGGATGACAACGCCAGGCGTGGATGCCGTAGCGGCAGGTAGATCAGTGCCAGTGACGGCACGGCCAGCAGTAATCAGCCCTTGCGGGCCATACCTGACAACGTGATAGGCAACGGTTTCCGGTGTAACTGCATTGCCAATGGTGATGGTGTCCTCATCCATTGCAAGGCCATTGCCGTTAACAATGACGCCGCCTTTAGCGGATGCACTAGCAACAGGCAGGTCGGCGCCAACAATGGGGCGCAAGCTAACTGCACCAGCAGAGCCGCTAGGGCCGGCGATAAACTGCGCCGCTGCAGTGGAATTGTTTAGGGATGTGCTAATTGTTGTTGTGTCACCTGCCGTGGCAACTGATACGGTGATTGGCCCCGTGTGGGAAGTGACAATGGTATTGACTGAACCGGCAGCTTTGAAGGCTACCCAGGTGCTGCCATTCCAGATGTAGCCTTTATTTTGGCCGGTTTCCAGGGCAATCTGGCCGATGTATGCGCCGGTTGCAGGTAGTGATGCGACGATATTGACCGTTGAGTTGGCGCCGAGTTTGCTGCCGCTTACTGCGCCAGATGCAATTTTGGTTTCTGTTGCAGCACCGTTGGCTAGAGCGCCGCTTGGGATGGTGCCGTCATTGAACAGCAGCTTGCCGCTTGGGATGGTCGCATCAGCAACTAGCGTGATGGCCTGGCCGATAAAGCCGGTGACAGTGATCTTCTTGGATTCGCTGGCGCTGATGTCAGCAACGGCCAGGAAATCACCCGCTACTAGGTCGCCGCCGGCAAGGGTGGCTAATTCCGATATGCGTAGGTCAGCGATGACACCCTCCGGTTACTGCTGCTTCCATCTTAAGGCGGCTCATCACCTTCCAGTAGATAGTAGCCGCCTTGCTCCAGCTTGAGCGGGTCACCGTTCTCCTGTAGTAGTCGGCGGCCTGCTGTAGTGCGTGCCCGCAAGCGGATGGCTCCAGTGGCCACAAAGTCGATGCGGCTAACGATGATGTCGCTTGGCGCAAAGCTAGTGGCGCTGTTGGTGACGATTGCATCAAACTCCCACCACAACGAATCATTCATTTGCGTGCCAGCAAATGTGCCGCCTGATGCGTCGGTGTTGGCTGATTTAATGTAGAACTTGGCGTGAAAGCCAGAGCCAATCTCGGTGCGCAATACCAGTTGCATCAGGTAGTTGACGGGTTCCTGGCTGGCTTCGTTTACATAGTCCCACTGAGCGGTGAGAGTGCCAGAACCAGTGATCAGGCTGCTGTACTGCTGGCGGTATTCGTCGCTTAACGCAGTGATGTCAACGGTTTCGCGATTGGTGTTTAGTTCGTAGTCGGTGATAGATGCCAGCAGCCGGCTGTCACGATCTCGGACTATTACGCTGATGGGTATGTTGCGAGCAATAGATGCAAGCTGCACCAGCCCGGCGCTGCTGCCTTCTAAGCTATCGTCAAAATTGCTATATAGGCGGATGCCGCCTAGCTCGTCGATGAATACATACCAGTTGCCGCTGGGTTGTACGGTGGCATTACTCCAGCCGGCAGCAGCGACGAAGTCGAGGTTGGTGTCATCTGTTGTGCGGAATTCAACTAGGTCGCCTGCAATTAGGTAGCCTTCGTCGAAGTCAAAGCTGAAGCGGTCGCGGCCTGTATTTACGTCACTAGGGTTGACGATGGATTCCTTGGGGCCGCCGCTGGATTTGCGGGTGATCTCGATGCCGCCGATATTGCCGAGGTAGATGCCCATCAGACGGTCACCGCAGTCAGCGCCCCGGTACCTTGGAAGTTGATCTCGGCTGAGCTGACCTCGCCTACGCTGGCGCCAAAGCTGACACTGGTAATGTACGCCGTCAGTCGCACGTCATGGTTGGTGCTGCCTTCCAGTAACCGCAAGCGCATGTCCACGGTGTCGCCCGAGCTGACGCCATCAACGCGGAGCACCTTGCGCAGTGCGGTTGAGGCGTCGTTGCGGCCTTCTCCATCGCTGTAGTACAGCAGCGTGGCGCTGCCGCTGAATTCTTGCAGGCCAGGGCAGTAGGTGCGTTGGTTGTCGCCGAGGCTGGTGGTTTCCAGCATCTCAAGGTTGCCGGTAAGGCTCCAGTTGGTGACCTTCACCTGCTCAATGTCGTCGAGCAGTAGGCGGCCATCTTTACCGGTGAAAATCTTTGCCATCAGAACACACCTAGCAAGCTCACTCTAACGCTACTGCGACCCGGCTTCACTGCTGTGACTTGCGGTGGGTCGGCATAGCGCCAGCGGTTAATGGTGCCACTGTCAATGGCTGCAGCAGTGCCAGACCATCCGGCTTTAGCGGAGCTATTGATTGTGAAGGTGTTATAGGTGCCTTTTGTTTCGTCGTAATGCGTTAGGAACTGTTCCGCTTGTGCATCGGATATATTGTCATAGCCGAGCGTTAGCTCCATGCTGGTTCGCGTGTCGCCGTACAGTATGCGCACCTCGGCGCCGGATTGCGACTTGTAGCTTTTGACGGGCCAATTACCTGGCGTGAAGTCGCGGCTAGTTGGTTGCAGTGCAGGAAATGGCATGACTAACCTTCTGTGGTAAATGCAGCGTCATTTTGCACGTCAAGTGCAATCAAGCTATTGAATGTAGATGTTGTTGGGAATTCCACTGCTGCGATGTCAACCATGCCTTCTTCGCTTAATGTTAGCTGCTCCACCATGTAGGTGCCGCTTGCGACGCTGGCATTAACCAGCGTGAAGATGGCACCGGCAAATTTGGCTTCCACTGCTTTGCCATTGGCAACTGTCATGGTTTCTGTTTTGATGTCGTCGAAGCTGGCGTTCCAGTAGGCGACAGTGTAGGCGCCTTCAGCCAGAGGCGTCACGGAGGTGATGTTTAGCGAGTTGTCTACTACGCCGTTATTGGCTGCGTTGTAGGGGCTGGCTTGCGTGATCACTCGAATGTAGTCGCCGGGCGCTAAGTTGAGACCGTATGGCGTGGTGCGGAATCTGATGGTGTGTGTAACGCGGCGCCGCAATGACATGAAATATCTTGCGACTATAAATGCGTGTTGCCTGCTTGTGCAGTATTGCACCATGTCAAAGGTTTCAGTTGTGGCGGACTCAGGCAAGTCGCTCCAGCGCACAACTAGCGTCCGCTCTTCTGGGAATTGATTGCGCTGCTCTTGGCGGTAACGCATGACCGCTTGGAAATTTTTGCGCTCTTCGGTACTTAGGTATTCAACCGAAAAGCTATCTTCAATGATGTTGCCAGATGTGAATAATTGCTGGATTTTGATTGGATCGACGGAGATGCTACCCGATTCGTCAAATGGCACAGCAGGGACAACGCTGAATTGACCGTTGCTGATTACAAAGCTGCACAGAAAAAACGGTGCAAGGTCGCTTATAAATTGGCGGATATTAGTTGGCTGGTCGATGGCGCCATCAAAGAATAGTTTGTTTGCTTTGAGAAATTGCGACGTGGCCGGAAACTTATCTGTGTCAATTAACTCAGGGGATACGATGTTGCCTGCGCCTGCGGTCTTATCTGTTAGCAGGTAGTAGACAAGATCGACAAATTTGTTGCTGGGTCCGATGGGGGCTAGCGCATCAGCTTGGAATTTGCGGACGCTGATGCCATTAGCCATCCACACGCGCATTTGGTTGAGGCTTGTAAAGTTGCGTGATGCCTTTAGCGCCAGTCCTGCAGTTGTCAGTTTGGCATATTGCGGTGGGGTGGGGTTGCTGACCATCTCATTGACGTAGACAATTTCGTGCTCGGGTGCGCTTTCGTTTGACTTGGTTAGCAGTGAGTTGTAAAAGCTGATGTCATTGATTTGGCTGTTAGTTTCAAATGTGCGGGCGCTGCTAACTAACGGTGGCTGCACGGATTGCGCCAGTGCCAGCACAGATAGGCTTACCCCTACTGGCGCGGACACTTGGTAATTCTTAAAGTGGTTGCCCGCGCTGACGGGCAGCGTGTAGGAGATTGCATCGTTGACAGCCCAGTTGCCGCCTGTGCCGGCAGGATCTACAGTGTAACTGTGCTGCGTCCAAGTAGCTGTTGCGCCGGGAAATGTAGCCCTAAAATCATCTGATAGATTCCGCTCGACTACTGCGCGAAAAATAATTGCAATTTGCTTGCCGCTGCTTGACTGCGTAAATGTAGCTGTTTTTGCAAACCCTTGAGGTTGGGAGTTGGCATTCCCGAGTAATTCGTACGCAAATGCTGATTCCCGGCCTCTAGGGCGGTTCCCCGTGGTTCCTGTTATTGTTAGAACCATTCCGACGCTAGTGAACCCGTAAGGAGCAGCGCGGTCATTGCCTGCAGTTACAGGTATATTAAGTGTAATTGTTTGGCCTAAATTAAATCCACCTGTACTTGAAACTACTTCGATACTTTTTATACGCCACCCGCGCCAGCCTGGAAAATACGGATGGTTTGACGGAAATGTTTCCTCTACAGCTCCAGTGAATCGCAATGTTACTGCGCCGCCATTGTTAGGTACGGTAACCGTACGTTCTGCTGTTTTTACCAAACCGTAAGCACTTGCTTTGCCGAACAGCTCAAATTCCGTAGAAGTTTCAGCCCCTTGAGGAGCGATAGGCAGAAAATTACGTATGGAAACCGCTGTAACCGCAACGTCGTCGCCTTGAGTGTCAGGTAAATAGGTAGCAACACCAACCTGAGATGGAATGGTTATGATTCTGCCAACTGTGTTTACAACTAATTCGGCAGACATTTCCGGGTTGTAGGATATGTCTCCTTTGGTTACAAGTTGCCCGATGCTGTACACTTGAAAAACGCCGTATGGAGTGCTGTAAGATCCGGCAATGGCGTTGTTGCTTTTTGCGTCTAATCGCCAAATAACTTCATCTATAGGACTGTGGCGTGCCACGTCAGCGCCGGTTTTGGGCACCATCTTGAATTCGTACCGACCGCGCTCGGGATGCGTGATGCGGATAAAGTTG